TTGGTTCAACTCTTAATAGGAAAAGACAATGAAAACTTTAGCTAAAATCACCCTGCTTTCATATTTCGGAATCGCGTGCTTTGCACTCGGGAAATTCACATATTGGGACTCCGACGGCTACGGATTCCACACGCCTTTGGGCGGTTATCACGTTTCAACACTTAAGGAGTCAAACTGATGGCTAATCAATCTTTCGTAATTTACGACGGCCCTAGCCTAATTGATGGCGCGCCCATTGTGGCGATTGCACAAGTAAAGTCTGGCAATCGTAAAACTGGCGATATGGTCCAAACGTGGATTCTGCGTTCTGACATTGACCCTATAACAGCGAGTCGAACTGGCGCAGATACTGCTATTTGTGGCGATTGCCCGCACAAGGGGACGCCAAGCGATAAAGAAACGGGTTGGGCGAAAGACCGTTCTTGCTACGTGAACCTATTGTTCGCCCCCAATGGCGTCTATAAGGCGTACAAGCGCGGCGCGTATCCCGTCTCACAAGGCCATGCGGCAATACGTGCAATCGGCCTATTAAGGGGCGTGCGTTTAGGCTCATATGGCGATCCATGCGCGATTCCAAATTACGTTTGGGAATCTCTCACAAGTGGCGCAGAATATGTGACGGCATACACTCACGGCTCGGAAAACCCCATGCCCCACATGATTATGACAAGCGCAGACAACGCCACACAAGCGCATGAGGCATGGCATAGGGGAGAGCGTACCTTCCGCGTAGTGTCGGCCTTAGATAAGCTAATTAAGGGACGCGAGGTATTATGTCCCGCAAGTGATGAGGCTGGCAATCGTGCCACTTGTGCAACGTGCAAACTATGTGGCGGCAATAGTATCAAAGCTAAGAGCGTCGCAATCGTGGCGCATGGCGCAAGCAAGCGTAAAGCTAAAGAGGTGGTGCAATGATTGACCTACTGGAATGCGACTTGTGCGAGCAAGAGATTGACGCGGATTCCCTCATGTTCACTGAATGCGGCAAACGCTTTTGTCCAGAGTGCGATAGAGACGGCGCAGTGTTTTGGACTTCGTGCGATGAACTAGGGGAAGAATATGCGCATCTTGCTTGAGTGCATACGCGCACAGTCTCAAGGGTTTACGTGCGTATCTGCACATGTGGCAACGTGGCAAGGCGTTAGAATGTAGCAAGCGAATCAACAGTGAGGGGCGGGCGAATCGCCTCTCTGTCAAGCAAAAATGTTTGTCAAGCGTTGTTTTCATTAGTTATTTTCTAATGTGTTGCACAAACGACACACAACTAAGGGGTCGATCACGAATTGTTACAGTTTGACATAAGGGGTTGACACTTGGGGCCCCCCAGATCATACGCAGGTGATTCGGCTGGGGCCGTTAGCACCCCCTAAATCCAAAACAAGAATTTACTTTTGACTTACCCACCCACATGTCAACAGGGGAGATTCTCACGAATTGTTACAGACTACTACAGAAAATAACAAAAAAAGAATCGTGTGATATCAACAACATGTAAAATAGTTGCTACTTTTGCAAATTATTTACTTGCGGAAAATCCATTTATGTCTATATAGTATAGTAAGAGACTTAAGAGACTAACTTAAGTTAGACATAAGATTGATAACAACAACAAGTTACAACTACATAAGTATAACTTAAGTTACTCAACCACTATGTTATTACATATTGTCGTTATAGCCTTGAGGCATTAACTCAGGTATAACACAGTGATCCTCCCAAGTACAACCAAGATGAACCTTGACAAACAACATATGTAAGACGTGATCTTGCTGATGTATTGGGAGGAATATTTATTACCTTCTTAAGGCTATCATATAGATTGTCGTTAAGAAGAAACTGGTGTTGACTTTAGTAAACACCTAACAGGAAGATTGTCGTCATGCTTGAAAAGCTACCATATAGCAAGCTCGTTGAGAAAGCTGTCATTGAGATGATACAGGGTGGGGTTCCCATCCGTCAGATTATTACCTCTATTCAGCACTTGAACGATGCACCTAAGAGCTTGTCTACTTTGTACAAGCACTATGGCCCAGCAATAGAAGCTGAACGTACTCGTATCAATGGTGCTGTAGGTAAGCGTGTGATTGACCAAGCACTCTACGGTGATGTACAGGATGGCATTACTTGGAAGAGCCAAGAGTTGTTCTTGCGTAGCAAGGGTGGATGGTCTCCACAGAATACAGTTAACGAAGTTGAACAAGAGATTGATCCCGAACTTGATGTCTCAGCAGCAGATCAGCTTATGAACCTCTTAGGATTTGATCCCGATGACGAACAGGAAGATAACAGCTGATACTCTCCGACAGTTACCTTCAGCTAAAGTCAAGAAGCTCTTTGAGCAGCTAGGACCAGCTAAGGTAGACGAGCTACAACATGATTGGTCGTTCTGGGGTAGAGACGCACAGTTTCCTCCAACTGACAATGAGTGGAATACATGGCTAATCAATGCTGGTCGTGGCTTCGGTAAGACCCGTTGTGGTGCTGAGTGGGTACGACAGCAAGTCAAGAATGGGCATAAGCGTATTGCTTGTGTAGCTTCTACTAACAGTGACATTGAACGTGTTATGGTTAAGGGCGAGAGTGGTTTCCTCTCAGTTTGCTGGAAGCATGATAAAGATAACAAGGGTAAGCTAATGGGCTTTCCTGAGTGGTCTCCCACCAAGAGGTCACTAAGCTGGGCTAACGGGGCTAAGGTTGAGTTCTACTCAGCAGAAGAGCCTGAGCGTCTACGTGGTCCACAGTTCTCCGCTGCATGGTGTGATGAGCTTGCTGCGTGGAACAAAGATATTGACACATGGCAGATGCTTCAGTTCTGTCTACGTCTTGGTAAGCACCCTCGTGTGTGCGTTACTACAACTCCCAAGCCAACTAAGTTGATGCGTGAGTTACTGAAGAACCCTAAGACTATTGTCACAAGTGGTTCTACGTTTGATAATGCTGCTAACCTAGCTGAGACCTACCTTGTTGCTGTTAAGGAGCAGTACGAGGGGACACGCATTGGTAGGCAGGAGCTTTATGCAGAAGTCCTAGAAGAAGCTGAAGGCGCTCTCTGGTCTACTGAGATGCTAGACAACTCTCACATTAAACATGAAGACGTACCTGACTTATCTCGTATTGTCGTTGCACTTGACCCTGCTGTTACAGCTAATGCTGAGAGTGACCTAACAGGTATTGTCGTTGCGGGTATAGACATTAACGGTATCGCCTATGTACTTGGCGACTACACAGACAAGCTGTCGCCACAGGGTTGGGCAGCTAAAGCAATTAAACTCTACCACCACTACCAAGCTGACCGTATCGTAGCCGAAGTCAATCAAGGTGGTGACATGGTTAAAACAACAATACATGGTGAAGATGAAACTGTCTCTTATAAAGCTGTACGAGCCTCTCGTGGTAAGTTTGCCCGTGCTGAACCTATATCAGCACTATATGAGCGTGGTCTTGTCAAGCATGTTACTAACCCCCCTGACGGCGCTTCACTGAACGAACTTGAAACACAAATGCGTACATGGGAACCACTAGGTCGAATTGGTTCACCAGATAGACTTGATGCAATGGTATGGGCAATCACAGACCTTTCTCTTAACGGCTACGCTAAACCAAAATTGACCCTCGCTTACTCTAGTGCTAAGGGCTTATCAAAGTAAAAGGCAACAGTCACAATGAAGAAGCTCTCAGAGGGTCAAGCCAAGCAGACACTAGGTGTCGCTGGCGATAACACAAAGAACGGACAGGTCAGAGCGGATGAGTTCCTGCCTGAGTTGCGTGGTAGTAAAGCTATCCGTAAGTACCGTGAAATGCGTGACAATGATGCCACCATTGGTGCTGTCATGTATTCTGTTGAGCAAATTCTTCGTGATGTTGAACTTAAGGTTAAGCCTGTTGATGATACCCCTGCTGCTAAAGTAGAGGCTGACTTCGTTAAGTCTGTGCTAGATGACATGGATCACACACTTGATGACCACGTAGCTGAAGCTCTGTCTTATTTGTCGTATGGCTTTGGTTGGTTCGAGGTGATCTACAAGCGTCGAGTTGGACCTACTGAGCGTTCTGACAAGAAGCACTCGAAGTACACAGACGGACGCTTAGGTGTCAAGAAGATAGCTGCTCGTGCGCCTTGGACTATTAATAAGTTTGATGTCAACCAGAAGACTGGTGATGTCTTGGGTATTGAGCAATCAGTGGGTATTATGAATGGTCGGAACTACATTCCACTCAATAAATCTATCTATTATAGAACAACTTCTCTTAACGGAGACCCTAGTGGTCGTTCTATTCTTCGTAATGCTTATACTTCTTACGAGTATCTTAACAATCTACAAGCTATCGAAGCTATTGCAGTCGAACGTGAACTTGCTGGTATCCCTGTCGCTCGTATTCCTGCTGAGTATCTGTCTGGGGATGCTTCTGTTGCACAGGCTGGATTCGTCCACGACCTTCAACAAATCCTCCGTGATGTCAAGTTTAACGAGCAAGGCTACATTGTACTACCTTCCGATACCT